TGTAGATGATTATGGCAAAGGTAAAATATTTGAATCTACATTTACTGCTACAGGTATAACTAGCTATGTACATTTATCTACATCTGGAGATTTTACTGTAGATTATGTAAGAGTATCAAGACAAGATATAACTCCTAGAAAGTTAAAATATATTTCATATGATAATTGGTTACAGTCTTTTAAAGAAAGAGATTCTAAAAATGATGATGGTGTATATGCTACTCCAGAATTTGTATACAGAAAACCAGACTATGGATACTTTGGATTAAGCCCAATACCAGATAAAGATGACTATACTATTGAGTATGATTATTTTATAACTCATACAGATTTATCTACATATACAGATACTATGTCATTACCAGATAGATTTGCACCACTAGTAATAGATAGATCTAAATATTATACTTATATGTTAAGGTCTGATGCTCAACATGCATCTATGGCAGAAAGAGATTATCAAAGAAAATTAAGATTATTAAGAGTAGATTACTCTTCAAGACAAGAGTATATGAGAGACTCAAGAATTAACCAAGGAACTAGAGTACAAATAGTATAGGAGATATTATGGCTATAAGAGATGATGCAAAATACGCAGAAGATAATATGGATTATAAATCCAAAAAAAATGCAATGCAAAAAAATAATAATATGGAAATGGCAGGTGGTGTGTTTAGTTTAAGTGATTATAACAAATACAAACAAGCTGTTGAAAAAGATAATGTCATGGAAGTATTTCCAGACAAATCAATTTTTGAATTAGAAAAATTAAGACAATTATACGAAGCAGAGAAAGCACGTAAAATGCAGGGGTAGTTAATGCCAGCTACTGATTTAATATCCCCATACGTAGTTAGTTGTGCAGGAGGTCTAGTATTAAACAAAGATGTTTTTTCAATGGCCCCAGGTGAAGCACTTATATTACGTAATTTTGAACCAGATATTAAAGGTGGCTATAGAAGAGTAAATGGTACAGCATTATTTAATTCAACAATTATACCTACAGGCTCAAGTAATTCAAATACTATTGTAGATTGTTCAATTATATTTAACGATCAAGTTATTGTAGCAATGGGTGGTGATATTCACTATGGTACAACATCTGGAAGTTGGACTACAATTGCTACAGGTTTAGGTACATCAACTAGAACATATGATTTTGAAAAATATAACTTTAATGGAACAGACAAAGTTATAATTGCTACAGGACATTCAGCTGCACAAACAATAGATACTAGTTGGACTGTAGATCCTATAAACGCAACAGATGGTGGAACTGCACCTACAAATCCTAAGTTTGTAAAAGCATTTCAAAACCATATGTTTTATGCTGGTGCTACTAATCCACAAGAAGTTTTATTTAGTGCACCTTTTGCAGAAGATGATTTTACTACTGCTGATGGTGCAGGTTCATTTAAAGTTGACTCTAATGTTGTAGGATTAAGAGTATTTAGAAATGAATTATTTATATTTTGTGAAGATAGAATTTATAAATTATTAGGTTCTTCTTCTGCTGATTTTGCAGTACAAGAAGTAACTAGAAATATTGGTTGCAGAGATGGTGGTAGTATTCAAGAGATTGGTGGTGATGTTATATTTTTAGCACCAGATGGATTAAGAACTATTGCTGGTACAGCTAGAATTGGTGACGTTGAACTAGGTTCTATTTCTAGACAAATACAAGCTAGAATTGATGAGATAACTTTAGATAGAGTATCATCATTAGTTATTAGAGATAAATCTCAATACAGATTGTTTTATCCAACAACTGCAGGAGCACAAGGTTCAGCAAAAGGAGTTATTGGTGTATTAAAAGCAAATGTTAATACAGGACAAATTGGTTTTGAGTTTTCAGATATGATTGGTATTAAACCATCATGTACAGATTCAGATTTTATAAGTGCAGTAGAAACTCAAGTATTTGGTGGCTATGATGGTTATATTTATAAAATGGAAGTAGGTAATACATTTGCTAATGGAACTGCAAATAATACAATTGTAGCTACTTATAGATCTCCAGATATGGTTATGGGTGATCCTGGTTTAAGAAAATATATGCAAAGGGTTAATCTAAACTATGAAGGAGAAGGTACAACCGTTGATGCTGAGTTAGCTGTAAGATATAATTATGATGACTCAAATACCCCACAACCAAACGCAATAAGTATTCAATCTGCAGGGGGTGCTGCATTATATGGTACAGCATTATATGGTAGTGGTTTATATGGTGCATCAGGAACACCACTTATAAGACAAACAGTAGAAGGCTCTGGATTTGCAGTCGCTTTAAAAATAGATGATAGAAACCAAGCAGACTCATTTTCAGTTAAAGGATTTCAATTAGAATTTACTCCAGGAGGAAGAAGATAAAATGGCAGGATACTCAACACGACAGTCAACTTATACAACAGGTGACGTTATTGCAGCAGCAGATACTAATGATGAATTTAATCAATTAATATCTGCCTTTAATGCAAGCACAGGACACACGCATGATGGTACTGCGGGTGATGGTGGGCCTGTATCTGTATTAAGAGATAGCAATGCATATAATAGAATTTTATTAGATACTTCTAATAACCATTTAGAATTTTATGTAAATGTATCTTCTTCATCTGTACAACAATTAAGAATAGAAGATGGTGCTATTGTACCTATAACAGATAATGATATTGATTTAGGTACAGCTAGTTTAGAATTTAAAAATTTATATATTGATGGTACTGCTAATATTGATAGCTTAGTAGCAGATACTGCTGATATTAATGCAGGTACAGTAGATGCAGTTATTGGGGGTACAACTCCTGCTGCTGGTACATTTACTACATTAACTGCAAATACAAGTTTAGCTTTAGCATCAGGTGCAACAGTTACAGCGATATTAGATGAAGATACAATGTCATCTGATAGTGCAACTGCATTAGCTACTCAACAATCTATTAAAGCATATGTTGATACTCAAGTTGCTACAATACCTGTAGGAGATATTACTGCAGTTAATGCTGGTACAGGTTTATCAGGTGGAGGTACAACTGGTGATGTAACTTTAAGCATAGATACAGGAACTACAGTTGATTTATCAACAGCTCAAACTTTAACAAATAAAACTTTAACTGCACCAGTTATATCTACAATTTCAAATACTGGTACAATTACATTACCTACATCTACAGATACATTAGTTGGTAGAGCAACTACAGATACTTTAACTAATAAAACTATTGATGCTAATGGTACTGGAAATAGTATTACAAATTTAGAAGTAGCAGACTTTGCTGGATCAGCAATTATACTTGAATCAGAAGGTATTAGTTCAAATGATAATGATACAACTTTACCTACAAGTGCAGCTGTAAAAGATTATGTAGATACTCAAGTTGCAACAGCTAATGAATTATCAGAATTAACAGATGTTAATATTACAACTCCTGCAGATGGATCATTATTATTTTATGATACAGGTACATCTAAATGGATTGATAATGTAGTATCTGGAGATATTACTATTGCAGATACAGGTGTTGCTGCTATTGGATCTGGTGTTATTGTTAATGCAGATATTAATGCTAGTGCTGCAATTGATGCAACTAAAATTCATGATGGGTCAATATCAAATACAGAATTTGGATACTTAAATGGTGTAACATCTGCTATTCAAACACAAATAAATGCTAAAGAAGATACAATTACTGGTGCTGCAACAACTATTACTTCATCAGATTTAACAGCATCTAGAGCTTTAATAGCTAATGGTTCTGGAAAAGTAGCTGTATCAACTGTAACAGATACAGAATTAGGCTATTTATCTGGTGTAACATCTGCTATACAAACACAAATAGATAGTGCTGCTAGTGCAGGTTTTGCTGTAGCTATGGCGATTGCACTTTAATGTTGACATTTTTAAAAAAACGAGTATAATATTATAAATAAGGAGAAAATAAACAATGGCACAGGATTTTGAATCAACTGGCACACAAATCACAAACTCTGAAACTACTCTATTAACTGCAGATTCTGACGATGCTATTATTGGTTTAAGACTAACCAATACTACAGCTAGTTCAGTAACTGTAGATGTTTATATTGATAAAGGTGGAGTAGGTACAGACAGATATGTAGCAAAAGATTTAAGTATTCCACCTGCTAGTTCAGTTGAACTAATTCAAGGTGGTGCTAAAATTGTATTACAATCTGGTGATGTATTGTATGGTTTAGCTAGTGCAGCAACAAGTGTTGATGCATGGTTAAGCAGAGTTGATAGTATTAGTACATAGGAGACAACATGAGTGAAGTAAATGGAACAGTATATGTAGGGGATAAACCTGCGTCAGAAGATATTTACCATCATGCACAAGTGATGGATAAGAAAATGGAAATTGAATCTGCAGTACTTGCAGGCCCAGTTACTTTTACTGAAACAGTGACAGTAACAGGAACATTGGTAATAATTTAATGAGTAAAATTGAAGTCGATACAGTCGCACCACAATCTGGCACAACATTAACTGTTGGTGAATCTGGAGATACAGTAGATTTATCGAATGCAACAGTAACTCTTCCAGCAGGGGCAGTAGATTTAGTAAGTGATACTACGCCACAATTAGGTGGTAACTTAGATATTAACTCAAAAGAAATTACAGGAAGTTTAATACCTTCTACTACAGATACTTACGATTTAGGTTCATCATCTAAAGTTTGGGCTAACATATATACTGGAGACTTAAATTTAAATAATGAATCAAAAACAGGTAATGATGTTGATGGCACTAAAGGTTCTTGGACTATTCAAGAAGGATCAGAAGATTTATTCTTAATAAATAGAAAATCAGGTAAAAAATATAAGTTTAAACTAGAGGAGATTTAGAAATGGCTTTTATCTCCAATGGCACTACAATTTTAGATGCTGGTGCATTTCAAGCTAGTCTAGGAAATTTAGTTTTAATATCTGAACAAACCGCATCAGCTTCAGCCTCAATAGAATTTACAAGTGGAATAGATAGCACCTATCCAATATATCGTTTTGAGTTTATAAACTGCCACCCAAGTAATAGTACAGTTCCATTTCAAGTTAATTTTTCTAGTGATGGAGGTTCTAACTACAATGTAACTAAAACTTCTGCTGGTTTTCAAGCCTATCATAGGGAAAATGGTACAAGTCCATTTTTAGGTTATGCTACTTCATTACATACTGCACAATCTACTGGAGAACAAATGATAGCTGGTGGTTCAGTTGTTAATGATAATGATAGTGGAGTAAGTGGTTCTTTAGAATTATTTAATCCATCAAGTACAACATTTGTAAAACATTATATGACTATTGCAAATTCATTTGATACATCTAGTCCACCATACACTGAAGAACAATTTTCTGGTGGATATTGTAACACAACATCAGCAGTAAATGGTGTAAGATTTAAATTTGGTTCTGGAAACATAGATTCTGGCACAATAAAATTATATGGAATAAAGGACAGTTAAAATGGCAGTAGTATCAGGCGGAACAACTTTAATAGACAATGGTGCTTTAGATGCTGGAGTACCAACAGGAAGTTTAATATTACTTTCAACTCAAACAGCAAGTGCAAGTGCATCTATAGAATTTACATCTGGGATAGATTCTACTTATGATGTTTATGTTTTTAAATTAATAAACATACACCCATCAACAAATTCTAATTTTACTTTTAATTTAAGTACAGATGGTGGAAGTAATTACAATGTAACAAAAACAAGCACAA